AATGTAAAAAAAATTATTTGAAATGAATGTCTAAATTGTGCTCTTTATCTATAGAAATCTTATCTATAAAAGAGCGCCAAAACTGGTTTTTTTCTTGAATATCAAGAGCAGGATATAACTCATTTATATCGCAATCTAGCAGTTCACGAACTCTTCCTAAATCTTTAGTAGGATTAATTGAAGGTTTAGGAAGACTGGAAATAAGTTTTTCATAATTGTTTTTATCAATTTTGTATTCCTCAAGAGTAATTAGATCATTTAAATATAAGTCTTTCAGCTTGGATATTTTTTCTTCAAGCTTTTTTTGTTTACACATATTGTCAACTGCAGGAGCAGAAGTTATTTCATATTCAGAAATATACTTTTTTATTTCATCTTTAATAATCTCTAAAAGCCTTCGTTCAAGAGTTTTTTCATTGTACACTTTTACGTTATCGCAAACATTTAATTTATTTAGTTTGCATTGACATCTATAGCTAGGATATGTATATGGCGATTGTGTTCCATCAGCTCGTCTTCTGTGACGAACAGAACAAGATGACAACCTGTATCCGCAATGAGCGCAATAAAGCAGACCAGAAAAAACATAATCATGAGTTTTGTTTGCGCGTTGATTTCTTTTTAATAATTGATTACATTCTTCCCACAATTCTTTGCTCACGATAGATGGGCAATAGTGTAAATTATTTCTGTATTCACCTTTGTACTTGGTATTCTGCATTAACTTACGAAATTGAGCATGACCACGTAAGATGCCTAGCTCATCCGCTGCATATCTCATGCAAGCTCTTAAATTTGGGTTCTTTTGATAATATTCATAGATTTTCACAACTTTTTCGGCATCATCATTTACGACGAGATGCTTATTTTTAATCGAATAACCAAGTGGAGTGGTACCAGATATAACTTCCCCAACTTTCACTTTATATTCGAAAGTTGAAAGTATTCTTTCAGAATCAGTTTGTGCTTCTAACTCAGCAAAGGTCATAGATTGTGCAACAAATGCGCGACCTTGTGCAGTAGTTGTATCATAAAAAGGCTGGGATACAGCAAGCCAACCTATATTGTATTTTTCTAAAGTTGCTTGTGTGTTCAGATAATGACGTAACGAACGAAACCACCTGTCAAGTTTTGTAAATATGATTAAATCAACCTGATTAGATTTCACATCCTCCATAAGTCGGGAAAATTCGTCACGATCTAATTTTTGCCCTGATATACCATCATCAATATATACAGAGTGAAGTATCATGTTATGTTCATTGACATATTTCTGCAAAGTGTCCTGCTGTTCAGCCAGAGAATCACCTTTTTTTGCTTGCCTATCCGTACTTACACGGACGTAAACGGCAACTCTTTTTAATGGATTTTCATTGTTCATCTTAGTCATAAAATGCCTTCTTTCTATTTTTTTGTATAAAAAATACACCTGTTGCCAGATGTACATTGAAATGATATAATTTTCTTGTCGAGATGATTATATCAGATGTTTGTCTGGTATCAGTCTATGAAAGCCGTTCTGTTAGTAGCAGGGCGGTTTTTTTATTTAATTGGATTTTGAAAGATATATTGTCGTTGTTGTACCTAATGCAGATGCAGAGTAAGATATTTTATTATCTGAATATGAAAAATCTTTTGTGCCATCGGTAGATGCCAACATGGCATTGTCAGTTTTTGCTTTATCTCTTGTGGAAACCCATTTATATTCGTCTTTAGAGTCTTTTGGAGCATCATAAGTTCCTATCCAATAAATAGATTTTGTGTTTCCGTTGTCAGAAATCCAATTAATGGAAATCACACTATTAGAAATTTCAGCTTCCATCCAATTTCCATCGTTATTTTTAGATTTCCATGTTCCACTAAGATCCAATGGCGATTTCTTTGTTTCGGATTGAGCTGCTTTTGAAGTTTTGCTTTCTTTCGAAGTTGCACTTGCTCCACATCCCGATATAATTAAGGCTGTTATAGTTAATAAAATAATAAGTTTCTTTTTCATAATTATTCTCCCTTTTGTTTATAAAATATAGCCACTTATAATTTGACCAATTCGCACAATATCACTTCCACCAGCAAATTCAAATTTTACTTTCCCAAGTCCACTATAATATAATTCTAGTTCACTGTCTAAATCAAATACACCAGCTGTTTCTATAGAAAAAGCTTGTATTTTGGAATAAGGCAATGTAGAAAAGTCCTTTTTCTTTCCAGTCACCCCTTGAACATTTACAGCAATAATACGTTTTTCTGTGAAGACTACAAAATCACGCATAGATTTGTAAGAACCTATTATCCCCTCGTCTGGTACTAGTATTGGCGCAATTAGACCTGCAGTATCTTCGTTTTTAGTTTTCCCTAATTTAATAATTGCTTTGTTTTGAAAATCAATCATTTTTCTTCTCCTTATTATCGTATATTTCGAGCACTCCAAGTGGCTCGAAATAAATTATATAATTATCTGCTTTTACATACAAGCCGTATTTTTTCCTATAATACTCGATAGCTTCCACAAAAAACTCCTCTGTTACATTCAGAAACTCTGAAATTTCAGCTATAGTTCGGCACCCTTTTTTATAAGCGGAAATTATATCTTGCAATGCTATAGCTCTTGTATATGCCCATGCTCTGGCTTTTAGTTCCTGTTTTACGTTAGAAACAGAAGATTGATCTAAAATATTCCCCACAGTTGCATGATGATGTCCTAATTCTTCTGCTAGGGTACAATTCTTTTCTTTAAATGTAATATTTTTCTTTATTGCAATTCTATTTCCATTAATTCTCCCAGAACCAGACGTTAACTTTGCTTCTTTAGTTACCAAGCCTTGTTTATCTGCTTCTTCTAATAAAACTTCATAATTTGTTATAAGTCTCACTCCCTAGTAATTTAGTTAGTCCAAAAATTGTCATCGTTCATGATGTCATTGTCATGTTCTATTTCTTCTTGTGTTGCATCTTTATTCATATGAGCTGCGATTGGCTTTTCAGCTTCTTGTAAATCATATAATGCTTTCATATTATCTAAAATTCTTTTCTGGTTAGGTTTTGATAGATTTTTGTATTGCTCAATAATTTTTCTATAATTTCTATCGACACTAGGCATTTCAATAATAACATTTGAATCATTTCCAATATTTAATAAAAAATCAACATTTTCTTCAATTAGAGATTCTAGATTTACGTGAAAGTACGTGGCAATAGAATTTAATTTTTCTGCACTTGGCTTATTTTTATCTATTTTGCAAAGCGAACCTCTAGCAAAATTCAAATCTTTTTCAATTTTATTAATAGAAACTCCATTTGCCTTAGCCAATTCTTTTATTTTATCGTATAGCATAATTTCCTCCAATGTATCTGAAAAAATTGCGTAAAAAAAGTATTGACATTCTGAATTAATTACGTATAATAAAAATATAACATCTGAATTATTTACGTAATAAAAAACAAAATCCCTTTATAAAACTTTCTTTGTAGCGGTACTTAGATTGTATTTTATTTTCAGAGATATGTCAAGAAAAAATAGTGAAATATTCAGAGGGTAAAAAGAAAGGTAGGTGTACAAATGGCTTTGTATAGCAATATTAAAGAGATTGCAAAAAAGAAAAAAGTTACAATTTCTCAAATGGAACTTGACTGTAAGCTTGCACAAGGAAGCGTTTGCAAGTGGGATAAACATTACCCATCAGTGGAAAAAGTAAAAAAAGTTGCTGACTATTTAAAAGTCAACATCAACAAATTATTAAAGGAGGAGGAACAAAATGAAAGGAATAAATCTGATTCATACTAACGAAGAGTTTCTTCTGGAGTTGGACGGTAAAAAGATTGAATATATTGAATCCTATAACATATCAGCAACCCCAGATAGAAATATTCATTTAACAGTAACAGTTGATAGACCATTTAAAGAATCTAACATCAAAATCTTAACTGATGATTGATTATTGATGTGATAACTTGTGTGGCAACATTGCTTACCAACCCTAGCGAAACAGATGAAAATGATGATAATACGTTCTTGGTGTTTTTCCATACATTATCATCACGGATGTTATCTAAAAATTGATGCCCAGTGAATGTGATTGATGAAATTGTTATATAAGGAATAACGCTATCTGTGTATATTTTTGCTTCGCCATTAATATAACCAGCTTCAATTAATTTTTCAGAGGAATATAAAATTTCTTCATTTGTAAAACCATCTATTTCAATACTACTTACTGCCGCGTTCTTGCCATAAGACAAATCATCTTCAAGTCTCAATAATAGGGAACGCACACAATTATGATCTAATTTCATTAATAAATCTCCTTTCATTAAAAGTAAGCATTGCAGTGCTTCTGAGGAGATTATAACACAAAAACAGAAACAATTATATTTTTCAAGCAGGAGGAACAAAATGAATCAAATTGAACAAACACTAACTTCTATGGAAGTTGCAGAAATGGTAGGAAAAGACCATAACAAATTGCTAAGAGATATTAGAGTTTACGTAGCACAACTTAGCGAGTCCAAAATTGGACTGGTTGAATTTTTCAATGAATCAACTTACAAAGACGCAAAAGGAGAAGAAAGACCATGCTTCAGTATTACTAAGAAAGGTTGTGAATTTGTATCTCACAAACTTACCGGAGTAAAAGGAACAGAATTTACAGCAAAGTACATTAATCGCTTCCACGAAATGGAGGAAGTCATTGCTACACCACTTTCTGAGATTCAAATCTTGCAGCATTCGTTAGAAATTTTAAATAAGCAAGATGGACGAATTTCAAAATTGGAGAACAACATGACGATTGACCATGGGCAGGCGCAGGACTTAAGAAAAGCAGGAGCCAAAAGAGTAATTCAGTTGTGCGGTAGCAAAGCTTCAAACGCCTATAAGGATTTAAGCAAAAAGATTTTTTCCGAGTTGTGGAATGATTTTAAGGATTATTTTCATATCAATGCATATAGCAACACACTTGTACAGAAATTTGAGGAAGCAGTTAAATATGTGGAGCAGTGGACACCATCAAACAACACGGTGCTTGAAATCAGAAATAGTAACAGTCAAATCAACCTTGATTATTAGCGAATTTTGAAGGATTCTGAACAAACCAAGGAAAGGAGATTTTTATGAGCGAAGAAAATGTAAGAAAAATGTATGAGACACTTGCCCGAATTATTTCGGAAAAAGAAGGTGTGAAAGTAACTGTTACAGTAACAAAGAAACCAGACAATAAAGAAAGTGTGGCATAGGAGGAAATATGCAAAAAGATACATTAGATAACATTGACTCAACAATAAACGAACTTTGCAATTGGGTAAAAAAATATGCATCTGAAATTACACCAGATGGCGATGATATCGTTTTTTCAGAAGTAGTCAAAGGATTGGGAACCTTAGTTCAAGCAAGGGCGGAAATGGGGGAATGTATGAGAGTAACAGTTGCAGAAGCAGCAGAAATAATCGGCTGCAGAAAAGAAATTATCCACAGCAAGATGAAACGTGGGGAATGGGATTTAGGACAGGCTATAAAGCCAAAGCGAGCCGGCGGAAATTATCATTATATTATTTTCAGACCAAAGCTAGAAAAATTCTTGGGAATCGAAAAATCATTATGAAAAAAGTGGGTAACTTACTCATGGGTGTGGGAATCACAGGTTTTATACTAGCCTCCTGTGGATATGACAGCAACATGATTGTATGTGGAATAATAGCAGCTATCGGAATTGTAGTTTGTTATGCAGGCTACAGAATAGGGAATGCATATGAAAAATAGCACTGTAATCCGACCAAAGATTAATACAGTGCTATGCAAAAAATAATACCAATATTTTTTTGTATCATATCATTTCTTCTAACAAAAAGCAAAGGTGAACTTATGTTTTACAAATGTAAAAGGTGCGGTTGCAGTTTAGATCCAGGAGAGCGCTGCGACTGCCAAGACAGTAAAAATAAGTATATAGCTCTAATTGAACATGTCCTTTCGGAAGATAAGGACGGGCAAATAACCTTAGGAGGAATTGTTTTAAATGAAAGTAAAACTTACAACCGAACAGATTGAAAGGATCCTTACGGTACACGACGAAATAGAGGTTCTGGCATATGATTTAGGGCTTCAAAAAATAAATATTATTGCTACAGCTTCAGACTCTAAATCTTCGCTTTACATGGAAGACGGAGATAAGCTGCATATCGAAGTTTCAGAAGATGGCGACAACGTTAAAATTGCATACGAAAGGAATAAATAAAATGGAAGAATTAAAATTATCAGTAAAATCTCAACTCGGAGTAATTGAGTGGAGCAACTTTGAGGAATTGAAATCACAATTAAAGGAAGAGACAGGAAAATATCACGGAATTGTACTAAAAGAGGAAGATATCACAGAAGCAAAAGCGACTGTTGCAAATTTCAGAAAGCTGAGTACAGCCATCAATGATGAACGTAAATCAATTAAAAAAACGTACAATGATCCACTTAAGCAATTCGAAGACAAAGTAAAAGAGCTGGACGGAATAATACTAGAACTTACGAACGAAATCAATTTGCAACTTGATGATTTTGAAAAAAATAGAATTAAAGAAAAGCAGAACGAAATTGAAGAACTGTTTAATGGAATGAATTTTCCTTGCAGTCTTGACATGGTTTATGAAAACTCATGGGAAAATAAAACCGTTAAAATTTCTTCGGTTAAAAAAGATTTGGAAGAAAGATTGTTTAGCATTAATCAGGAATTAGGAATTATTCGCTCAAATGTATCAGAGTCAAGAGAAAGAGCAGAAGAAATTTATTTGTGTGAATTGGATCTATCGAAAGCGCTTACACATATTAATCAATATGAGCAAAACAAGCGAGATATTGAAGAACGTGCGCGAATCAAAGCAGAGCAGGAATCACAACGAAAGATTGAAGAAGAAAAAGAACGTATTCGCAAAGAAGAAAGAGCAAAAGCACAGGCAGAGTTCGCAGTAGAAGAAAAGCTACATCAAAGTAAAACAATGCAAGAGATTGTTGCAGAAGTTATAACAGAGCCAAGTTATTGCTCATATCCAACATACCGAATTAATGCTAATGAAATGCAACTGACATTATTTGAAGATTACCTGGAAGAAAACGGCATTGAATTTGAAAGATTAAATTAGGAGGAAATCATGAGAGATTCTATTTTATTCAAACTTAATATTATACAAACAACATTGAAAGCGCCAAAAGGACAATTCAATAACTTTGGCAAATACAAATATCGTAATTGTGAAGATATTTTAGAAGCATTAAAGCCGTTGTTACAAGAAACAAAAACGTCACTCATTATTTCCGACAGTATCGAGCAAATTGGAGATAGATATTATGTAAAAGCAACAGCAACATTGTTTGATTGTGAAGCAACCGATACATATGTTTTAAATTCAGCATATGCAAGAGAAGAGGAAAATAAAAAGGGAATGGATTCAAGCCAGGTAACAGGTGCAACGTCATCATATGCCAGAAAATATGCTCTGAATGGACTGTTTGGTATTGATGATACAAAAGATGCTGACGACCCAAACTATAATCAACAAAATAATCAAAAGAGTGAACCGAAAAAGGAAGAACCAAAGCAAAAAGAATATGATCCGAAAATTGCTGCAGAACAGCTAAAGCAAATTAACGCACTTGCTTCTGAATATGCAGAACTTGCAACTACGGAAGTAGCGAAGATTTATGATGCATTGCAGTCAAAATTTAAATATGAAGGTTCAATATCTTCCCTTTCAGAAGAAAATAAGAATGTTGTAATTAAACAGCTTGAAACATGGATCAAGAAGACAAAAGAAAAGAGTGGTAATTAGTGCAGGTAACAGGAAAAGTGCTTAGCGGTGGAATAGATTTTTCCACCAATAAGCCAACATTGACACTCGAAATAAATGAATCACAAGAATTTAAAAATGAATTTGAAAAAATAAAAGAAATTGAAAAGCTTGCAATTGAAGTCAAAAAATATCGTAAGAAACGGAGCCTTGACGCTAATGCTTATTCATGGGCATTAATGACAGAAATAGGCATGAAAATGGACCCACCTATTAGCAAAGAAGAAGTGTATGACATCATGTTGAAACGATATGGAACTTTTTTGACGGACGAAAACGGTAACCATGTAGTCATCACAATTAAAAAAACGGTTGATTTAAGCATTTTAGACTTTCACTTGCAACATATTAAGGATAACGGTGAATTTTCCTCTTATATCGTGATTAAAGGCTCTAGCGAGTACGATACATTGGAAATGTCAAAATTCATTGATGGGGTTGTAACAGAATGTAAAGATTTTGGAATTTCAACGCTTACAGACACTGAATTAAACCAGATGAAAGAGCGGTGGAGCATTTGAAAAAGTTGTGGAGTTGTTTTACAGACGATATGGACCATTGCTATTTTACTGGTACTTTTCAAATCGAACGACATCATGTTTTTGGCGGATCTAGGAAAAAGGCAAGTGAAAAATATGGATATGTATTTCCACTTGCACCTAACCTGCATCCGAATGGAGTTTTTGCAGATAAATCAATCGCACATGAAATGGATTTGAAATTAAAAATCATGTGTGAAGAACAGTTCTTAAAAAACCATGGTACGAAAGAAGATTTTATTCGTATCTTTGGAAAATCGTATATTTAGGAGGTCAGTATGACAATAGAGCAAAATTTAGCAGAAATGCTTGAAAAGAAATTAAAAGATGGAACAGTTGAAAAAGCAATCGAAGAAAGACTTACAAAATGCGTTTCTGAATGTGTAGAGGATATGTTTCGGTGGAGTGGAGATGCTAAGAAATTAATAGAGGAAAAGTTAAAGGAAACTATGATTCCAGCTATAGAGAAACATAGCTTTTCAGAATATACTGTAAAACTTGATTCTGTACTTACGGAGTTAGTTAAAACGACAGCATTGCAGGACAATAAAAATATTTTAAGTAATTTCCAAGAATTAATGTCAGATGTTTCAGCTGAAATTACTTTGTCGGATATTTTTAAAAAGTGGATGGACTATGTATCTGAAAATGTCAAAACAGATGGTTTAGATATCGATTATGATGATGGCGTTTCTTATGATTGTGTAGAAGTAACCATGGAAGTTGAAGATATTGAGGATAGAAGTAAATATGCACCATCAAAAGTGGTTGTCCGTTTTGAATGTGAGCATGATCCAGATATGAATTTCCAATTTGAAATGTACAAATATGATTTCATGAATGGCTATGAAATTCAAAATTATGCGATTGCAAATATTAACTCAATCAAGAACCTAACTTCTATTCAGATTTTGCTTCTACAGCTTTCTAGAAATAGCACAAAGATAAAAATTGATACTTACCAAGACGAAAATGAGGTTCGCCCTACCGCTGAGCCAGAAGCAAGCTTTAGTTAAATAATGGTTGAAACACCTTAAGAAACCCATTAAACGCTTAGTCTTGGCGAATAAATAATATAATACAAAAACAAAAGCCATGTTTTCCCTGCCTATTTTGGCAGGGGGAAAGGAGCATATGAACTCAAATAAGAAAGGTTCTAAGGGAGAGTTAGAACTATCACATATATTAAATGATTACGGATTTACTACTAGGAGAGGACAGCAATATTGTGGAGCAAATGGCGATGCAGATGTAATCGGTCTTCCTGGTATACATATCGAATGTAAGAGGGTTGAACGTTTAAATTTAGAAGTAGCAATGGAACAGGCAAAATCTGATGCAAATGAAAATGAAATACCGGCAGTATTCCATAGAAAAAATAGGAAAAGTTGGAACGTTACATTATCTTTGGATGACTTTATGAAACTTTATCAAAAAGGAGAATCAAATGGCTGAAAGAAGAATGTTTGCAAAAACAATTATTGATTCAGATGCATTTCTGGATATGTCATTGACTACTCAGGCCTTATATTTTCATCTGTCAATGAGGGCAGACGATGATGGATTTTTAAATAATCCTCAAAAAATAATGAGAATGGTAGGCTGCAATAAAAATGATTTTGACGTTCTGATTGCTAAAAATTTCATAATTACTTTTGATACCGGCGTGATAGTGATTAAGCATTGGAAAATACACAATTACATTCGAAAAGACAGATATAATGGGACGGTTTATCAAGAAGAAAAAAGCATGTTATCAGAAAAAGAAAACGGTGCATATTCGTTAGAAACCCATAATGGTATACCGCTTGTCAACCACTCTGACACACAAATGGATACACAGGTTAGGTTAGGTAAGGATAGGTTAGGTAAGGTTAATAATAAAGAGGGGGAAAAATCTACACGATTTGTTCCGCCCACTATTGAAGATGTAAAAGCTTATTGCACTGAACGTAAAAATAGCATTGACGCAGAAACCTTTATTGATTTTTATTCTGCTAAAGGTTGGCTCATAGGCAAAACGAAAATGAAAGACTGGAAAGCTTGCGTAAGAACCTGGGAGAAAAAGGAAAAACCAAAGGCTCAGGCAAAGCCTAATAAATTCAATAATTTTCCGCAAAGGTCTTATGACTACGAGAATTTAGAAAAGCAACTGTTAGGGGGAAAGTAATGAAAACAGAATTATACAATGACAATTTCCAAAATTATAAACGATATGGGATTCCAAAGGCTCAGTTAGTCATTGCAGATATCCCTTACAACGTAGGAAATAATTTTTACGGCAGTAACCCGATGTGGTACAAAGACGGAGATAACAAGAATGGAGAAAGTAAGCTTGCAGGTAAAGCAGCATTTAATACGGATTTTAATTTCAACATAGCAGAATATTTCCACTTTTGTAACCGCTTATTAAAGCCAGAACCAAAGAAAAGCAATGGAAGGGGTAAAAGTTCAGACGCCCCATGTATGATTGTATTTTGTGCCTTTGAACAGATTGAGACAGTAAAGAAATTTGCTGATAAGTATGGATTTAAGCACAGCATACCATTAATATTTTGCAAGAACTACAGTCCGCAGGTTTTAAAAGCAAACATGAGAATATGTGGTGCCACAGAATATGCGCTGGTCTTGTACAGAGATAAGCTTCCAAAGTTTAATAACTCTGGTCACATGGTATTTAACTGGTTTGAATGGAGAAGAGACAGCGTTAAGGAATATCCTAAAATTCATCCGGCTCAAAAGCCAGTCAATGTTTTAAAAAGATTAATTGAGATTTTCACTGATGAAGGTGATGTTGTAATAGATCCTTGCGCAGGAAGTGGAACTACTCTAAGAGCGTGTATAGAAATGCGAAGAAACGCCTATGGATTTGAGATTTCAAAAGAGTTTTACCGAAAATCAAAAGAGCAGATGTTGAACTATAGGGATGACCAGATAAATATTATGGACATTATTGGGGGAATGAAATGAGCAAAAGCAGAGCAAGTAAGCAGAACGGATATAGAGAGCAGATAAAAAAGCAGAAAAACGATGTGTATAAGTTTAAACCAAGTTCACTTGGAACAATAAACAGAACATCAATTTCGCAAATTATGAAGGCGCTTTTTGAATATGAAGAACTTGAAATAACGCCCGACCAGGTGCGAAAAATGTCTCGTTTGTATCAAGAAAAGTGCGAGGAAGTCGCAAGGCTGGAAAAAGCCATAGAAAATATGAAAGTTGCTATGTATGACTTGCAGGAAGAAAATAGTTGGATTTCGTGCAGTGAGAGGTTTCCAGATGAAGCTGAAAATACAGAACATCATATGGTTTCTGATTTAGTGCTGATTACTGCAAAAGATATAAATACAGATGAAATATTTGTGTGTGATGATTGCACGTGTGATGGAAAATGGTGTAATTTTGGTGATTATGGATTTTTAGTTATCGCATGGCAACCATTACCACAACCTTTGAAGCAATAAAAAAAGCGCCTAAGCACTTGGGGAGAGCCTGCTAGGTTTCCCCAACAGGCTAGAGTTATGAAAAATTATATTAGCTTATTAGCCAATGGAAAGATTATAACTTAAGCCGAAGTAGAAAATAAATAGTTTTATGGTACTAACTAAAAAGAAAGGAGTTGCGAGTTGCTGGCCAGCATAAAACGCGCGTTTACTCCTAAAATGAATTAAATGGATGATTCTTTAGAAGAATGGAAAAAAGAAAAAAGAGAAGCTAGGGCAAGAATGACTGCTATGCAAAAATTGCCTTATGAAGTAAAAATAAAACGTTCAGAGCTTAGAGTATATGAGTTCCTCGAACAAATGGACGAAAGGGGATTAAACACTCATGTGTCAGTTGGAGGGCTTGATAGTATAACACTTTACATCTTCTTGAAAATGATAGGGGTTAATGTACCGGGAATATCAGTATCAAGCTTAGAAGATAAAAGCAATCAGAAAGTGCATAAAGCACTAGGCATTGAAATACTAAAATCTTATAAGACAAAAGTAGAAGTGCTAAATGATGTAGGATTTCCTGTTATATCTAAAAGGATAGCTGGGAAGATACAACTTTTACAGCACCCAACAGATAAAAATGGAACTGTAAGGCATGCAATAATTACAGGCGAATGTGGAGAACTTGGTCATTTTCAAAAAAACAGCAGGATGAAGCTTCCGCAGAAATGGCTTAAGCTATTTGGTGGGTACGAGAATGAAAATGAGAATGTTCAATATCAGAAACCAGATTTTAAAGTATCTAACGATTGTTGCTACTGGTTAAAAGAAAAACCTTGTGATGATTGGGCAAAGCAACATGAAAGTTATCCTTTCTTGGGAATGATGGCATCCGAAGGCGGACAAAGGGAAGAAGCATTAATAGATCATGGCTGTAATTATTATGGAAAAACTGTTATGCGCTCGGCACCATTTGCTCCATACCTAAGAAATGATATTTTGAGATTGGCACAAGAAGCAGATAAATGGTATCACGAGCATATTGATGTATTTGAACATTTATATTATGAGCAACCATACAGTAGGAATGAAAAAGGAAAGGTAATTCCTTATGAACCAATAGACTCGATTATCCCTAAAATATATGGAGAAATTGTAGAAGATGAAAAAGGGAATCTGAATACAACAGGAGCTCAAAGAACAGGATGCAGTATGTGTGGATTCGGTATACATCTTGAAGGAAGACCACATCGGTTTGACAGACTAAGAGAAAGAAATCAAAAAGAATGGGAATTTTACATGTATAAGTGCTGCACTGATCCAGACACAGGAGAGTTATATGGGTGGGGGAAGGTTTTAGATTATATAGGTGTTCCCTGGGAGGATTTTCCTGCAGTGCAAATTAGTATGTTTGATTGAGAAAGGCGAAATAATGAGCTGCGCAAACTGCCCACATTTCAAGAAAAATGAACTGCACAAAGCCTGTGGAGCATTTGCGTATGGCTGCAGTGCTTCCCTAAACGGGCTGACATTCTGGACTACGAGAGAAGATTACTTCGCGAAATATGGGTGTGATTTAGAGAAAAACGGAAGTAAACAAATGAGTATTTTCGATTTTATTCCTAAAAATGGGAATAAATGAATAATATTCCTAGTAAAAAAGGAGTGAATAATATTAAAATCAAAGAATTACCGCCAGGTGCCAGGTTTGAATTAAATGATGTACCACACGAAATTATAGAGAGTTCCAAACGACCAGTCGTAAGGAATTTGGCTACTGGGGAAATGAGCTTGGAAGACGGAGAAAAGGTTGTAAAGCACTGCTGAAAAGTGGTGCTTTTTTCTTGATTTTTTTAATATATGAAGTTTATACTAGGTATAAAAAATAAATTGGGAGCATGAGAACAATGAAAAAGATTTTTTTAAAAAAACAAGGGAAAGAAACTGTAAGAGAAATTCAAAAAAAAGTCTCAACCTTAAACGGAGAATTGAACAAAAAGCAAAATGAAAACTGGGTAAAAATTTCTTATTACGAAATAAAGAAAGAGATGAAAGACATTGAATCAAAAGAAGATAAGAGATTTGCATTACTGGAATGGAAGGCTTGTGTAACAGATTTTGATCCAGGAACCATGGTTAATTTTTCAGTAGCGTTTTTAAGCGTACTTTTTTCAGAATCAGCATTGCTTTTATCGATTATCAATATTGATTTTGGAAAAATATTAGCTAGTATTATCTTGGCTTTATATATTTTATATTTTGTTAAAACAAGGTTTCGTAAATACTCAAAAGAATTTGGAAATAACTATTATATAAAGCAAGCTATTGAATTGTTAGAGAAAGAAATAGAGGCAGATAAGCTACTGTAGTATATCAGATAAAGCCATAGCGGAGTAGCGTAGCATATAATGCACCCTACTCCGTTTTATATTGTATTTAGAGCAGAGTTCTTCCAAGGTCATTCCAGATACGTAGTCTCGGCATAATTCTTTGTAACGTGGGTGCAATATCGTCTGATCTAGTTTATCTATGCTTTCGGTTAGAATTTGTTTTGTGCTCATTTTTCTCCTTTACATTTGCAAACTGTTTGAGTAAAATTATATAATAAAACAATAATGAGGTAAATACATGTCCTACAAATTAAACTTAAAAGGAAAAATTTATGGATATTTGCAAGCATTAGAGGAAACAAATAAAAAAGAACGTGGATATATAGTTTGGAAATGCAAATGCTTAAGATGTGGGAATATAGTATACAAATCGACAGCAAACCTTTTACATGACGGAGGAAGTAGTTGCGGATGCATAAAACATGACATGATGAAGGAAAGGGGCAAGGAAAATATTGAAATATTTAACAAGAATAAAGTTATTAATGGCATAAATGTAATATCGCTAAATAGCGACAAACCGAATAAAAACAATAAATCTGGAGTGAAGGGTGTAAGCTGGAGCAAAGAAAAGAAAAAATGGAAAGCACAAATATACTATAATGGGAAAAATAAATTCTTAGGAAGATTCGATACGATAGAAGAAGCTAAAGCTGCAAGAAAAAAATCCGAAGAATACATAAGAGAAAATATATTAAATAAAAAAGAGAACGACCAATAAGTACTAAGGTTTGCTCTCTTTTTTTTGCATTAATTCTTCTAATTTCCCGCTTAGAAGTTTGTCTACGTAATCAGGACACTTTCTGGCAGAAACAGAAGCACTTTCCCAACTTTCTATACTACGAATTGGAACATTGTAACCATTTTGTTGAAATAATCTGGCAAGCTCTGGGCGTGAAAGTCCGTACTTTAATCGTGTCTCTTTTAAATCCATAATAAACTCCTAAATTGTCTGAAACGCTGGAACATCTTTATCTGAATTCCAAATTTCTGTGGTTGTGTGCAGCCCATCTAAACCATAAATAGTGCTTTTTAATATTTTGTTTACAGTCCTATCACTTATTTCTAATCTACCGGATACTTCTTTTGCATTTACTACAGCAACCTCTTTTTCATTTTCATCATATACTTTTACTTTCATGGTTTTTCTCCTTTTGAAATTTGATTCGTATTATTTGATATACTCATAATAACGCACAATGTGCGCAATGTCAACAACTATATCGAAAAAAGTTTAAAAATATTATTGGTTTACATAACTTGATAAATGGTTTACATAATGATAAAATACAAAGAGATAAACAATTGTAAAGGGGAATGAAAATGGGAAGCGTAACAAGAAAAGCACAGAGCTGTAGAGAATGTAGATATTCAAAAACATGTCAGAATAAAGAAATGCAATTAGAAGCGTACGCAGAAGAAAACATTGCTAGCACAGCTTCAATGCCATTACTGCAACCTCTGATTCAAGATAACAGTTTAAGAAGTATATGTCCTGATGGTACAAAAATACAAATCAATTTAAAAGAAGTAGAAAAGCAGATAAATAAATCATTCGGACTTATGTTCGGAGCATAAGAAAGGATAATTTGATAAATGGCAAGAAGTCCAAACATAGATAAAGCATATGAACTGTATAAGAGCGGAATGAAACTAGTTGAGATTGCAAGTCAACTAGGGTTATCAGCTGCAACAATTCGTACATGGAAAAATAGATATGACTGGGATTCAAATAAAAGTGAAACGTTTCAAAAGAAAAGTGAAACGAAACGCAACGTTTCAGAAAGTAAAACTCAAATTCCAGAAGAAATAAACCAAGTCATTAACAATACTGAACTAACAGATAAACAGCAACTTTTTTGTTTGTACTACAGCAATTCATTCAATGCTACTAAAAGCTATCAGAAGGCATATGGAGTGGCTTACTTATCAGCTATGACACTGGGTAGCAACATGTTAAGAAACGTTAATGTGAGAGCAGAAATAACAAGGTTGAAAGAACAACGATACTCGAAAGCACTATTAACACAAGAGGATATATTTCAAAAGTATGTTGACATTGCATATGCTGATATGTCTGACTACACAACATTCGGTCAAAAGGAAATAGAATATGCTGACAAAGCAGGTAATGAACACACAGCAAATGTTTCATATGTTGATATTAATGAAAGTTCAGAAGTAGATGGAACTTTAATATCAGAGGTTTCACAGGGTAAAGATGGGGTTAGGGTAAAACTTGCAGATCGGATGAAAGCTTTGCAATGGGTTGCGGATCACATGGATTTAGCAACAGAAAAACAAAAAGCAGAAATTGATTTACTTAAATTAAAGTCAAAAGGAAGTAGTAATTCAAGCGAAGAAATCTTTAAAAACATGGAAACTCTTGCAGAACTTATTCGAAAGCCTGTTGAAGATAGAAACATAGATGATTTGGAAGGTGAACCTGATGAATAACTTAGCGCCTTTGTGCAACCGTCAAGTTGAGTATTTAAATCGCTGCTTTAAATCTTGGTTCAATGTGGCAGAAGGTGGTAAAAGAGGAGCAAAGAACGTTTTAAATACATTGGCTTTTTGTATTTGCATTGAAGAACACAAAGATAAGATGTTTCTCGTTGCCGGCTATTCTTCTGCAACTGCAAAATTGAATGTTCTGGAATGTGACGGATACGGAATGCTCAATTATTTCGAAGGAAGATGCAGAGAGGGAAAGTTCAAAGATAGAGACTGCCTCTATGTTAAAACCAAGAATGGCGAAAAGATAATTCTAATTTCTGGCGGTGGAAAAGATGGAGACGAAAAAGCAATAAAAGGTAACACTTATGGCATGGCTTACGTAACAGAAGCGAACGAATGCCATTCTAAATTCATAAAAGAAGTTTTTGATAGAACGCTTTCATCCTCAGATAGAAAAGTATTTCATGATTTAAACCCAAAGGAACCAGGAGACAAATATTATACTGATGTAATTGATTTTCACGAAAAACAGCAAATGAAAGATTTATCTTATGGTTATAACTATGGACACTTCACACTGGCTGATAATATGAGCCTTTCGGATGACAAAATACGAGGATTGTTAAAAACGTACCAGAAAGGCACTGTTTGGTACGAAAGAGATATAAAAGGACTTCGAACTGTAGCAGAAGGCATTATATTTCGATATTTTGCTGAAAGTCCAGGTAAGTATTCTTTTGATGATTCTAAACTTATTAAAGGTTCCAAGGGAAAGTTTAACATTGGGAGAGAATTCTCTCTTAAAACGATTGGTGTTGATTTTGGCGGAAATGGATCTGCTACAACATTTGTCTGTACTGGTTTTTGGGAATATAGAAATCTTTGGACGTTAGAGGAATCAGGGCTTCCAATAACGAAAGATATTGATTCCGATAACATCTGTAAAGCATTTATCAAGTTTTACAAATACTGCATTGAAAAATACGGATATATTGACTGGGTATTTTGCGACAGTGCAAGTACGACAATGATAAATTCGTTAAGGTCTGCAGCAAGGAAAGCAGGACTGCCAGAGGACGTAATTGTCGGAGTAAATAAAAATGAGGTCAATTTAAGACCTAGAACTATAGATTTGCTACTTACAACAGGAAGATTAAAGATAAATAAAAAGTGCGTGAATGTAACAAATGCACTTAGAAAATTGAAGTGGGATGAAAAGAAGCCGGATATTCCAGAGGATAAGAATCTGGAAAATATAAACGACTGGTATGATGCCTTTTGTTATTCATGGCTTACTTACACAAAATACATTGAATTGGATTATTAGAAGGGAGAAAAGTATGGAGCAGTGCGCAAATGATATTTTGTTAACAAAAGGATATAACATAAATAACGTACCATACAGCTACATAGAAAGTAGTGTTGAATGGTATAGAAATGAAGAGATTGCAGACTTTCACAAAAGAACAGGGATAAACGGACAGGCATATGAAATTGACAGAATGAATTTTGCAAAAAAAGGGTGTGAGGACGATGCAAACTTATGCGAAGTGATAAATATTACGGTCGGAGATGAAACGACCACAGAGCAAACAAATAAGATACTAGCAGATAATCAATTTAACATAATGTATCGAAAGCAATTAGAAAGAATGTCGGCAACTGGAACAGCAGGTTGCTACATCCGAATTGACAATGCAGATTATATTCAAGATGAAACAGGGAATGTAAAAGTAAAAGGTGGAGAAATTAAACTTACTTACGTGAATGCGGAAAACTATATTCCACTGAAAATCGTGAACGAAGAAATATTAGAAGCAGCCTTTTACGGAATAGATTATATAAATGGAGATAAACAGACCACGCTTGTTGTTTTTACGTTGGATGATGCAGGTTTTTATAAAGCAGAGACATTTGTATTTGATAAAAATAGTAATCAAATAAATTACAACTGGATCCAGCTCGCCGATGTAAAGCCATTTGAAGTAATGAGAACTGCAAAAGTAAATAACATTAAAGACATGCAGGGTTTTGGATATCCTAAAGTTTATGGCGCTATTCCAACGCTTAAAAAGTTAGATCTATGCAATGCTGTATTGATGGGAGATTTAGATAAAGCTGAGAAAATCGTATTCGCAAATGACATCTTGTGCGATCATGACGATTCTGGAAAACCAAAGATAAATAAGCAAGCTAAAAAGCTATTTGTATTTCTTGGCAAGGCATTACCAGGAGTTGACGCAATGATTAAAGAATACAATCCAGAGATTCGAATTGACGCTATTACGGCAACATTTGAACTATGCTTATCTTTATTTTCAATGATGTTTGGATTTGGTAGTAAAAAGTATACCTTCGACAATGGCCAGATCCAGACAGCAACACAGTATGTAGGAGAACGTCAGGACGCAATGCAAGAACTTAACAAACAGAGAAAAGAAAGCATTGATTATATCAGTCATATTGTAAAGGCGGCTATGTGGTTTTCGAATACATTTAATGGCACCAGTCTCAACCTAGATGCAGAAATTTGCATTGATTTTGATGATAGTTACATCGAAGATAAGAACACTATGATTGAATCAATGCGAGCAGACGCAGTCTCGTTTGCTGATATACCAGAATTTACAATTAGATATATCATGGAACGAATGAATCTAAGCAAAGAAGAAGCCATAAAGATATACAACACAAAGGCAACTGAACCCGAAGCAGAAACAACAGATTAGTGAGGTTTATAAATGCTTTCAGAAGAACAAATTGAAGCTCTTGGTGACAAGATTGTTCCTCTTTATCAGGAGTTAGAGCAAAATATAATCGGCGATATCGCCAGACGAGTGAAAAAGACTGGAAGATATACCGAAACAGCAGAGCTGATGGTGCAATCCATGGTTCGCAAAGGATACTCTGCTGATAAAATACGAGTAGAGGTAATGAAAACACTTAGGGCAGATAAGAAATATCAAGATTTTGTCGCAAATAACACTCTTGAGTACAAAAAAATGGTTTCAGAAGAGATTAAACGTGTAGAAAAAGAAGCAAAAGACAACGGCGATGAAATAATGGCCAATGCAGGAGACATGTCATATAACACGGATTTGTCAATGTGGGGGCAAGCAGGAAAGAAGCTTACAAAAGATAGTGCTTTTACACACTTAGTTAAGGGTATGCAAGACCATACATCTGGAACCTTAAAAAATCTGACTAAGACAACAGGATTTCAATTTTCAACAGGCTTTGCGAGTGCAAATAATGCCTATACAAACATCTTAGATAAGTCGTTGATAAAACTTACCAGTGGTGCTTTTTCGTTCGACCAGTGCGTGAATGACGCTGTCAGAGAAATGGCACAAAGTGGATTTCGAACAGTCGATTATTCGTCTGGAAGAAGTTATCAAATTGATTCGGCTGCAAGAATGTGTGTAAGAACTGCAACATCACAACTATCCGCCAAAATGGTTGAAAAGCACTGTGATGATATGTCCGAAGATTTAGTTGAGGTATCAGAACATTGGGGAGCAAGACCAGAACATGCCTTGTGGCAAGGAAAGATCTATTCAAGAAGTGGAAAAAGTAAAAGATACCCTGATTTTTCTATTTGTGGATATGGAACTGTAGAAGGTTTGTGCGGTGCAAACTGTAGGCATACATTTTTCCCATTTTTCGAAGGAACAAGTGAACCTACAACATGGGAAAAAGAACCAGCACCATCTATATACAATGGAAAAGAGTATGATTATTATCATGCAACGCAAAAGCAACGGATAATGGAGCGAAATATCCGCGCAACCAGAAGAGAAATTGAAGCGATGAATGCATTACAAGGCAATACAAAAGCATTGTCGAGCAAACTAAAACAGCAAATAGCAGAATACCATCAATTTAGTAGAATGGTTGGAATTAAAGCTAAAGATAATCGAATACAAGTGATTTCAAACACGAGTAATATTAGCAAAACAAAAACTAAAAGATATTATGATTCACTTGTAAAATCAAATAGCTCTGATATAATTAAATTAGAAAATCATGAAAAAGTAATAGGAAATGATTCGTTTAGGATTCCTGAATCTAAGTTCTATAAAGCAGAATTTAAAGATATTTCAGCATTGAAGTATTCACTTCCAGATTTAGAAGTCAGAAAATGGTATAAAAACAAAGATAGTAATATAATAAATATCATAGATAAATTAAAACCTTTAGAAAATCAAGCAAGGGAAGCTTTTGAACTTAGAAATATGTACAGAACACAGGCAAGAGATTTAATGTTAAATCAAGAAGAACGAAAAAAACTTGATAATGAACATCCAAATAAATCTTTTGAAGAATTTATCCAAGACAAAATGAAAAGAAAATCTCTAGCAAGAGAAGAAGCATTGAGAGATACAATACAAACATCTGGTAAAACAAATAAAAAAGTAGATACGTCTTTAGGATTGGAGTGATAATATGCTGTATACGATTTGTAACGAACCTGATGAAGAAATTTTTGTAAAGCAGTGTAGTGCAATTGAAAAGAATATACCTGGTTTAAAAAAGGACAATGTTTTAGAAGACGTTGACGGAACGAAAATACAGATATATCATTACGGCGAAAATCTAATAAAGGTAATAAATAGTTTTTATGTAAATGCACTTTATGTTGAAAGTACGGAAGATATAAAAAAATATTTTTGAAATTATTGACCTCTACGAAAGCGGAGGTCTTTTTTTGTCTTAAAAATGGTTTACATAATGTGGTTGACATAACTCAAATCAAAGCGTAAAATATTAAGAAAAAGGGGGTTTACATGACTTACCAATGGTTTGGATGTCCTATATGTGGGAATCCTAAAATGATAAAAATAAGGAATGATACAGTACTTAAGAACTTCCCGGGATTCTGTAAGTACTGCAGGAGAGAAAGCGTTTTAACAATAGAGCCTAAGAGCCAAATGATTGAATCGAAATGATTTAGTTGTTTGGCTCTTTTATTTTGGAAAATGTGAAAGTGGTTCACACAGGTACACCTCCGCCGTGTTAGGGTTCGAATCCCTCGTTTTCCTTCCTACTGGGGAAAAACCAGTTAAAAAACATTTTAAGGAGAAAAGAAGAAATGAAGAATATCTTAGAATTGCTCAAGGAATTTGGATTAGAAATCCCAGAAGATAAGAAAAAAGATTTTGAAAAATCTGTACTGGAAAATTATAAAACCATTGCAGATTATGAAAATCAAAAAGAGAAGCTTGATAAAGCTAGCAACACTATAAAAGTCAACGATACAGCATTGGAAGATTTAAAAAAACAACTTGAAGGATTCAAGGACGTTGATGTTACAGCATTAAACAAGCGTATTCAAGATTTGGAGACAGAAAAGGGAGAATTGGAAAAAGATTACAGTTCAAAAATTTCTGAACGCGATTTTACAGATATTCTTAACGGCAGCATTACTGCTTCGAATGGTAAAAATGCGAAAGCAATTACAGCATTGTTAGATTTAGATGCACTTAAATCTTCAAAAAATCAGAAAGAAGATATCACCAGTGCACTTAAGGCATTATCCGAAGCAGACGACAGTAAAATGCTGTTTGGAGTAGCAGAGAACAAAGTAGGAAGTGGAAGTCCAATAGGAAATATTGGAAATTCTACAGGCAATAGTTCGGAATCCATGAGAAAAATTATGGGATTGCCGACAACGGAAGGAGATAAATAATGGGAGCAAATGCTATAGAGCTTTTTAAACAGTACATTGCACTGCTTGATGAAATTTACAAATTGGAAGCAAAAACAAATGTGCTTGATGGTGCAAGCGAACTGGTGTCACAGGGAGCGAATGCAAATGAATTAATTATTCCGAAGATTTCAATGGATGGGCTGGCAGATTACAGTAGATCTTCAGGATATGTAAATGGAAGTGTAGATTTTAACTTTGAAACAGTTAAGTGCAATTTTGACCGTGGCCGGATGTTTACAATTGATTCCATGGATAATATTGAAACAATGGGCATGGTATTTGGAAAACTTGCAAGTGAGTTTGTAAGAACTAAGGTTGTTCCAGAATTAGATGCGTTTAGAATGGCAAAATATGCTTCACTTGAGGGAATCAGCACGACAGATGCAGCAGATTTAAGCACAGGAGCGGCGGCTATTTCAGCGTTAAGAGCAGCAATAAGCAAAATGTCTACAGATGAAGTCGCAGAGAATACAAGGATTTTGTTTATTGAAACAGGCTTAAAAGGACTTATAGACGATTTGGATACTACAAAATCGAAGGCAGTACTAAATAGATTTTCACAAATCATTGAAATGCCTCAGAGCAGATTTTACACAGCAATTTCACAGCTTACAGGTGCGACAGAGCAAGAAGCTGGTGGATACACAAGAGCTACAGGAGCTCATAACATTAACTTTATGGTTGTTGAACCAACTGCTGTTATCCAGTTTGCAAAGCGTGTAAACACAAAAATTATTGATCCGGATACAAACCAGGACGCAGATGCATACAAATATGGATATAGACAGGTAGCGATTGCAGATGCATATGAAAATAAAGTTGCAGGTATTTATCTTCATAAATCTACAATTACTCAATAGTAAGGGGGAGTTGTATGTCAATCATTGATTGGGAGTATTACAGCTCCCATTTTCCTAGCACTATACCGCAAAAAGCATTTAACGCAGTCGAAGCACAGGCTGAAATAGAAATCGGCAATGTTGTTCCAAAGTATATGTGGGATGGAGTAAGCGAGGATAAGCAGAAAGATTGCGTGTTTAAAGTATGCAATAAACTTTATTTTAATTCTATTCACGCCGTAGGGCAGGGAATATCTTCCATAAACAATGGAGGATATGTAGAACAATATGACACAAAAACACATGCAGATTTGCAAGCAGAGCTAGAAGAAACAATATTTGACTCCATCGGTACTAGATTGGCAGGTGGATGGTAAATGAGAGATTCAACAATAACTATTTATAATTTTCATAAAGCAACAGGAAAATACAAAAGAACCGTGATTCATAATGTATTTTTTGAATCTGGTTCGATTAGAACAGTGGATACAACAGGAAAAGTTGTTTTCACGAAGACATTCACAATACAGATACCAGCTGAAGCGGACACAGGATCTAATGAGTTCATCAGTCGTGTAGATTTTCAAAAGTTATCAAATGTGGATAACTATTGGACACTAGATGAATTAAACGCAAAAGATTTCATTGTTTACGGCGAATGTGAAATGGAAGTGGATAGTACGCATACATACACAAATATAAAAAATGATTTTGAAAAGTGTGGGTACATATCTGCAATAACTGATAACACAGATGCCCCATTATTAAAGCATTGGAAGGTGACGGCAAAATGAGCAATTTCTTTAATCTATCCGCCAAGCTTGATATGGATAAGGACAAAATCATTCTTGCACATGGTGTCAATGACAAAGGAAGAGTTCAAAAAGTCATTGACAGTGAGGTAATAAGAATGTCTGACAAACTTGTTCCGTTTGATACAGGTATTCTGAAAAACAGTGCAAGTTTACACACGGATATAGGCAGCGGAGAGGTTATATACCAGACTCCGTATGCAAGAAAGCAGTATTACATTCCAATGCAACATACAGGCGGCAGAACTGAATTATGGTTTGAGCATATGAAGCAAAATGGTGGAAAAGAGCAGATATTGAATATAGCAAAAAGGGAGGCAAACAAAGATTGATAATCGAAGCAATAAAAGCATTTCTTATGGAATATGAGAAATTAAAAGATTCACAAATATCGGTTGATTATTTAAGTGATTCGCCTATCGAGTATGCTGTATATCCAATACCTGTGGCCCCAATAATCAAAGAATACACAGATGGTGGAAAGCTCATGCAATATTCGTTTGCGTTCTTATCCGTCAATGATATTGATCAGGGTGATTCGCAAAGTATTCTAAACGAAACGTGGTTGGAAGAGTTCTCAGATTGGATAGAAGAACAGAATCAAAGTAGAAACCTTCCTATATTGGGATGTAAAAAAACAAGTCAGAAAATTGAAATTATAGATAGCGGATATCTGGTTTTTTATGGAGCTAGCAATCAAACCGCAAAGTATCAAATACAGTGTAAATTAACTTATCTGAAAGAGAGGTAAAGCATGTCAGAAACACAAACATTAGTCCTTAGAAGTGGGAAAGTCGCTTTCTATGGAGTTACTGCAAATTTAACCACTACATTTAATCGAATGACTAATTTTAGCGATTTGTCACGTTCGAGTAACCCGAGCGAGTACAAACCTAAATATGTAGATGAATCTATGGAGCGTGATTATATCACAGGATATAGTCCGGCGCTGGCGTATACATTTGACCAGTTCACGAACAATCCAGTTCACAGTGACATCATTAATATCACGGATAACGAATTGAAAGGAACTGACGCAGTTCGGGATATTGTAGTTGTAGACTTTTCCACACCTGGAACGGCTACAGGCTCATATAAAGCTTCAAAAAGAGCCTATTCCGTTATTCCGGACAGTGACGGAAAAGGAACAGACGCATATCAATACGTAGGAAATTTTAAGACAGCAGGAAGCAAAGTAGATGGAGAAGCAACCACAACAGACGAGTGGAAAACAATTACTTTCACGGTCAAATCAGCTTCTACACCTGCAACATAAATTTATTAATGGAGGAATGAGCCTATGAGCCAATGGAAATTTAACAACAGCGAGTTTGAAATAGACGTTACGGACGCAGACTTTTTAGACAAAGTCGAAGAAGCTGGAAACTTTGCGGATACAGAGCAAAAGAAAGTTCGAAAAGTTGGAAAAACATCAGATATTATTCGTGAGCAGTGCGCTGTGTTCTACAGGTATTTCGATATGGTGCTTGGGTCTGGATCAGGAGAAAAGATTTTTGCTGGAAAGTCGAGCATTGCTCTTTGCAATCAAGCAGTTGACAGCTTTATTGGATTTATAGCAGCAGATATAAACCATGCAAAAGAAAGCTCAAACGCTCTTATGAATAAATACAAACCAAATAAGCCACAGCAGAACAGTAAGCCATATTATTACCATGGCAATAAGAAACATTGAATCTGCTAACAGAGAAGCTTCCAGAATCGGTAAGGGTTGATGGTATTGATTACCCGATTCTTACCGATTTTAAAAATTGGATTAAATTTTTCGAAATGATTCAGTCTAAGGAATTAACTGATACAGAAAAATCCATAGTGGCAATGGAATGGTTTATAGATAAAGTTCCGCCGAATAGACTGGAAGCATTAAAAGCATTAAGCGAGTTCTTTTGTATGTCAGTGAAATCTGAGAAAACAGAGGAAAAAAGTAAAAAGACAGTGCTTGATTTTGAACATGATGCAGCACTCATTATTGCAGGATTCAAACAATCATACGGAATTATGCTCTATGAATCAACCATGCACTGGTGGCAGTTTAAAAGCCTTTTTGATGGAATGCCAGACGATACAAAAATCAAAGAGTGCTTAGGATATCGGTGCCTGGAGTTGAACGAAATAAAAGATTCCGAAGAAAAAAAGCGAATCAGAAAAATTAAAAAAATATATGATCTGCCTCAGGAAACAATGAGCGATAGGGACATAGGGGAGGCTTTTGATATATAAAAAAGGAGTGATATTATGTCGGACGGTTCGCTAAATTTTGACACAAAACTTGATAATAGTGGTTTTGAAAGTGGATTAGGAAAATTATCTGGATTAGCAAAAACAGGATTCAGCGGAATCGGTTCTGTTGCAAGTGCCGGCATGGCAGTAGCTTCAAGTGCAATTGCTGGGGTTGCTACTGCTATGGGCGCAGGATTAACCGTTGGAATAAAGTATAATTCGCAAATGCAAGACTACTTTGCAAACTTTGAGACTATGCTTGGAAGTGCTTCGGCTGCTACAGATCTGGTTAATAAACTAAAAGTAATGGGCGCACAAACGCCTTTTGAAATGAGCGATTTATCAGATGCTTCAAAAACGCTTCTAGCATTTGGCACAAATGTAAACGACCTAATGCCAGATTTAAAAATGCTTGGAGACATTTCGCTTGGCAATAAAGAAAAGTTTTCAAGTTTATCATTAGTATTCGGTCAAGTTCAGTCTCAGGGAAAAATGATGGGACAAGATTTGTTACAGATGATTAATGCAGGCTTTAATCCACTGCAAGTAATTTCAAAGCAGACAGGAAAAAGCATGGCAGATTTGAAAGATGAAATGGCAAAAGGCCAGATAAGCTTTCAAATGGTTCAACAAGCTATGCAATCGGCAACTGCAGAAGGTGGTCAGTTTTACAATGCAATGCAAAAATCTTCTACTACGATAAATGGTCTTTTCTCTACCCTCGCAGATAATGCAAAAACATTAGTTGGAAGTGTTGTTCAGCCTATTACAGATTCAATGCAATCTACTTTATTACCTGGTGCAATAACAGCAATATCTCAGTTGCAAGATGCATTTACTAACGGAGGAACGAGCGGATTAATAACGGCAGGCGCAGGTATAGCATCGAATCTGCTTACAGGTATTGCACAGGAAGCACCAAGCATAATTAATACAGCAGTTCAGATTATAGCAGAATTTTTAAATGCAGTTAATTCTAGTGTTCCACAATTAAGCACAGCAGGAGTGCAAGTAATAACTTCACTGATGGGTGGAATAGCAACAATTCTTCCACAGTTGCTAATGGTAGGATTAAACATCATTGAATATATCATGCAAGGATTAGCTGCAAACCCAGACCAAATAACTTCTGGCGTTACTTCATTTATAACTGGAATAGTAGCGGAAATAGCGCTTAATTTACCATCCCTACTGTCAAGCGGAGCCACAATATTAGGAGCAATTGTACAGGGGATTATAAATGCGATACCGGCTATATCTGGAGCACTTAATTCATTAGGCGGAGATATTAATGGAAATGTTGTTTCTGGAATAGCTGCAACAGTTGGTAATTTTGCAAGTTCAGCAATGCAGATAATCACAAGTATAGTCTCGTATTTATCCGCAAATGCAGGAAATATAATAACTGCAGGAGTGCAAATAATTGCTTCTTTGGTTCAGGGAATTGCAAATAATTTACCAGCATTAATAACACAGGCTGTTTCTTTAATTATTAGTTTAGTAGAAGCTCTAATTGATAATTTGCCTCAAATAATTCAAGCAGGTATTCAATTAATTATTTCTCTTATCCAAGGAATTGTTCAAGCGATACCCCAGCTTGTAACAAAGATGCCAGAAATAGTAGCAAAACTAATTGTTGCATTAGTTGCCTCACTTCCATTGATTGTTTCAGGCGGAATACAAATTATACTTGCGCTTATCCAAGGAATTGCAGCTACATTACCATCGCTATTGTTAAATTTTGTACAATTTATTCCTCAAATTATTAATGCATTTAAGAAAACAGACTGGATATCGATTGGTAAAAATATAATTGATGGAATATCTAATGGAATCATAAATTTTGCAAGTGGGATAGCAACGGCAGCCGTAAACGCTGCAAATGCTGCAGTTAAAGCAGTAAAAGGAGCGTTAGGCATACATTCCCCTTCAAAAGTTTTCAAAGATGAAGTTGGTAAGTACATGGCCTTAGGAATTAGTACAGGATTTTCAGACACCATGGACAAATCTGCAAATAAGTCAATCGCACAAGACACAGCAGATACTGTCAATTCGGTTAAAAGTTCAATGAATAATTCCTTGTATACTGCAACACCAAACACAGCTAAAGTTTTAAACAATACAGAAAAAACCGAAGGAAATAAAACGGCACAAATCCATGCAGAAATACATATTCCATTAAATGTGGAAGGAAAAGAATTGGCACATATCATAGCGCCATATGTTTCAGAAGAGATAGCGTTTGCCTAGGAGAGAAGAATGTACATAAACGGTAAAAATATAGAGGATTTTAATGCCAGGCTCATGGCAGATCCAAAAAAATCAGAATCAAACATTTCCTTAAGCTATCTAAAATCTATAGGCGGAACCGCTCTGACGTTATTCAATCAGGAATTTGGAGTTAAGGAATTGTCCTTCACATTAGAGTTTTGGGCAGATAGCAGAAATTCCGCATTTATACAGAAGTCTAACGTACTAAAAGAACTTAGAGGAATTTGCGACATTGTCTTGACGGATGGATTCATTTACAAGTCCATCCTAAGCGAAATTAGCGGTGAGAATCAAATCAGCAGTGAAATTGTTCAAGTGAATTTTAAAATGGTATGTATGCAGTGTGGGCAGTTTCAGAGCGTCTCTTTTACAGGGAACACAACTTTGTTCAACAGTGGAACCATGAAGTCAGATTGTTCAATTTCATTTCTTTCAACATCAGACATTAATAATTTTTATTTCTTACTCAATGGAGATATTTACAACATTAATAAAATTACAGCAAATACAGTATTTCAAGTTGATGGATTAAAAAAGAAAGTGCTTTCAGGAAGTAATAATGCGATTGGATTAACCAATTTTGTAGATTTTCCAAAGCTTATCAGCGGAGAAAATACATTCCTTTTGTCACAACAGAATGTTCAAGTAACATTGGGATATTACCCAATATATATGTAAGGAGTGATTGAGTGTTAAGGCTATATGATGCAGACGGTGTAACGCAGAGAACATTAGATAATATAGAAGAATTTTATGTCGAGCATGTAAGTGGTGGCTTTGACACTTTATCTTTCGATATAGCACAAGAACATCCGCTATTCAAATTCATATATGAAGAGATTCTGATTGAATATGATGAACTTTTTTATACCGTTAGAAATATAAACAAGCGAAGTAAAAAAGCCACGATTTCTTGCGATATTTGGGATGATGAATGGAAAACAGGATTTTTTGAAGCTTATAGTCCGGGAAGTCAAACGTGTGTTGAATGCTTGGAAGATATTTTGCCAGGCGGATGGTCAATAACAGACAATGCATACATAACAACAAAGTATGCGTATGACCTAACCTATATAACCTCTTATTCATTGTTTTTGAAGATTCAGGATACGTTTGGAGTTGCATACGAAATTGATAACAAAAACAAAATTCTTAGGCTTATAAATCCAAACAATAATGTAGATAGAGGTGCTTATTTTACCGATGAATTAAATCTTACAGAGCTTACTTATAAAAATAGCAGCACTGATTTAGTAACAAGGTTGTATGCATTTGGAAAAGAGAATTTATCTTTTGATTCGATTAACGGCGGAAACAAGTATGTAGATAATCATACATACACGGATAAGGTTGTTACCGGATATTGGAAAGATGAAAGATACACAGTTGTAGAGGATTTGTTGGCAGCTGCAAAGAAGAAACTGAATGATATTGCTTATCCAACTAGATCATACTCATGCAGTGTAACTGATATAGCAAGCGTTGATAACAAATATACCTTTTTACATGTAGCACTTTACGACATGGTAACTTTGCTAGATAGAAATTCAGCAACTAGAAGAACGCATGTAGTAGCAACATACAGGGTTTATCCTTTAGAACCAAACAAAAATATTGTTACCCTGTCGAGCGATGCCAAAGAAGTAAAAAAAAGTATTAAAACAATATCCTCTGCAATTGAAGGTGCAAACGAAAGCGGTGGATTTGTGTATGAAGCGGTAAAGAATGCAACAGCTCTTATTACTGGCCAGAAAGGTGGCTATGTTGTTTTAGATCCACCAGAAAAGCCTTCACGAATTTTAATTATGAATACACCAGACAAAAACACAGCTACGAAATGCTGGCAATTTAATTTAGCTGGATTAGGCTATTCAGCAAACGGAATAGATGGAAATTATGGAATCGCTATGACAATGGATGGTGCGATTGTAGCAAATTATATAACTGCAGGGGAAATGGCAGCTTACAGGATTAAAACAGGAAAACTTATATCTACAAACTATGCAGCAAATCAAAGCGGCACATGTATAGATATGGATAATGGCTCCCTTGATTCCAAAAATTTTAAGTTCGATTCAGCTGGAAATGCAACGATTGCAAACGCAACCTTCACAGGCGGAATAATACAAAGTTCAAATTACATTACGAATACAAGTGGAACTAAAATAAATCTTTCTGACGGTTCTGTTGATTCAAAAAACTTAAAAGTGGACTCTTCTGGAAATGTTTCAGCTGCAAATGCCACGCTAACAGGCGTAAATGCCTCTGGAACCATTTCCGGAAGCACTATAAATGGTAGTACTGTAAACGGAACAACAATAAATGGCGGTAACTTGCATATTACTGATGTAGCAAATCCAGACGACCAGACAAGAATTTATATTAAAAGCACAAATTTCTCAACAAATATATCTCCTGGAGGTTCTCGTTCAGAGGGTCCGGTTTATTACGGATATGTCGCTAGTACGGAAGTAGGTGTCAGAAGTCGTGACGATACATATCATACTTATTTCAACACAGCTGGAATGCTTACAAGTGGAAACGTTTTAGTAGGAGGAAATTTACAGGTATATGGAACAAAAAACAGAATTGTAAAGACACAAGACTATGGAGAAGTTCTTCATTATGCGTATGAAACATCTAGTCCTTATTTTGGGGATATTGGAGAAGCTGAAATCGGAGAAGATGGAAAAACTTATATTTCATTTTCGCCAATATTTCTTCAAACGATTGATGAAAATCATAAGTATCAAGTATTTGTGCAAAAATATTCAGAAGGCAACATTGAAAAAATTGAAAGAAATAAAGGATATTTTATTGTTTATGGAACCGCAGGTTTGGAATTTTCATGGGAAATAAAGGCAAAACAAAAAGAATATTCTATGGAAAGACTTGAAAATCATAATAAGGATGTTCGAATTGAGAAAAAAGATATCACGGATAAAATTGAAAATCAAAAGTTTGATGAAGAAATAGTTTGTACAAACTACAGCGAAAAGATACCAAAGCAAAAAATAACTGTCGAAAGTGAATTGAATTATGGAGATATAGCAAGAGCATATTTTAATTCTTTAAAAAACATATACGAAGAAAAGGAGATAGTATGAATAAATTAACAGCATTTACAATTTGGAACCAAGCAGAGGGAGTGCGAGCAAGTTTAACGTATTCAACGATTAATGATAGTGGAGAGATTACAGCGGACAATCAAAAAAAAGACATTATTGTGCTTGATTCAAAGCAACAGGAAGCTATTGAATTGCTAAGAACGGCATTTCAAACGGTAATTGATTCAGGAACTATAACAACTGCATAAGGGGGAAAACCATGAACTCTGTAATTAAAGCAGTAAGTCTTAACGTTGACAAAGAAAACGACATTCTTCCTATTGTAAAGGTGGGGAAGGGTACAAATAACATAAAGCTAGCAATAACGCTATTTGCAAATGGAATTGTATACAACATAGCGAGCACTGTAACGGCTAGAATCCATGTTAAAAAGTCGGATGGAGCAGAGGTTTATAGTGACTGTTCGATTAGTGGCAATGTTATTACTGCACCTTTAACTTCGCAAAGCACAGCGTCAGAAGGCGAATCTATATTAAAGCTTCAGATTTTGGATGCAACAGACAGCACAGTACTTTATACTCCTGCCTGCTATTTAATAATCAAAGCAGGTATGGAAGATGCAAACATAGTAAGTTCAAACGAATTTACATCTTTAGAAACAGCTTTAAAAGCTGTGGGAGATATAACAAATAAACTTGATAAAACAGGAAACACAAAAGATTGCACAACAACATTCGAGGAATCGCAAAGCGAGGATAATATTTTAGATGGAGAATCGCAAAGTGCGTTATTCGGAAAAATAATGCACAAATTTTCTCTGATAGGTAAAATTAGCGAGCTGAATACGAAAGTAAAAAGCTCAGTTGTAAATGCTATAAACTCAATTGTTTCGTTTTTAGGAAGTGCAGACATAACACATGGTGGAAAGTCGACATTGTCGGAAGCCGTAGCGAATCTATATTCGTGGAATCCAACGGAAACTACAAATATGAAGACGGATGCATTGTATGTAGATACAACAAAGGCTACTGGCGATGCAAATAAGCCGGGCTATGTTTCTCTTGGAACTGGTGGTACTCAAAATAATATGCCTACCAATTGTGCAGCGGGCTCATGGCATACCCTATGGGTAAATTCGGGATTTATTACTGTAGTGATAGAAGGTGTTCGACTAGACGGGAATCTAGCAAGATGGTCAAACCGATATAATGGATCGTCTTGGGTTGGATGGCAAGAGGATCTAAATACAGTTACATCTACAGTTCAAGGATTTTCTAAAATACAAAATGTTGCAAAAGATAGCGCAACATATATTTTGGGATTTAATGGAGGTTCTGACGTAGTAGGATGTGTTCCATATTATAGTGTAATTGCTGGTAAAGTGCATAATCCTACTGGAAGTGCGTATATGTTAACAGACAGTGGCTCTAATTTATTAGAAGCTTCCCAGACGAATGTAGTGAATACATCAAACAGTGCTTTTTCACCTATCTTTGCATCCGCTTTTAATATTGGTTCATCGAAGTTAGTGAAAGAAAATATTAATCAAATAGATTTGGAAGAAGCAAAGAAATTATTGCAACTAAATCCGATCACATACGATTACAAAAAATGTTGGGGTGGACAAAAAGGATATAGAGGATTAGTGGCAGAAGAATTGGAAACTATATATCCATTTGCTGTAACAACACCAGAAGGATATGACGAAAGCAAATTCGATGAAGAAAAAGGTCTGGATAACAAAATAAAAGCAATTGACTATTCATCACTAATTCCAGAATTAATAAAGCTCGTGCAATGGTATGGGCAGCGACTGGATGAATTAGAAAGGGAAAAGCATGGGTGACGTAGAATTTTTAGGAATGCTCGTACTCGCACTTTCTACTTTGGCAGGATTATTTTTTATGTTATCAAAGCCTTTAAACAATCATACAAAGGCTATGACAGAAAATACTTGTGCAATAAAAAACCTATCAGAGAAATTCGAAGGTTTTGAAAAGCACAATAAAGAATCCCATAAAAGAATATGGGACAGAGTAGAAAAACACGAATGTGACTTGACGGAGCATGACAGGAGAATTTTGTTTTTAGAACAGAAAGAGAAAGAAGGAGAATAATATGATGAAAGAAATTTTAACAAACAAGGCTTTAGTTGCATTTTTAGTTGTTATTGGATATGACTTAGCAAAAAAACTACTTGTATATGGTAGCAAAAAAGTGGATAAGTTTCAGCAGTCAAAGAAAATGCAGAAAAAAGAAAAATTGAATAAAGTAATTGACCAAGTGCAAACTTTCGTGACATATGCAGTAACTACTGTAGGTGACACATATGTAAATGCATTGAAAACGAATGGTTTATTTACAGATGAAGCAAAAAAGGAAGCAGAGAAACAGGCAATTGAAATTATTAAACCATTTATTGGGAAGCAAGAAATGGCAATACTGGTCACAGCATGTAAGGATTTAGATGAATTCCTGTCAAAGAAAATTATGGAAACAGTCGACAACAAAAAGGTTTCTACAACAGTACAAACAGAAACACAGCAAAGCGCATAGGAGGATTAAGATGAATCAACAGGGTTTTGATTATTTAAATAGCAACATTAAAAATGCAATTGGTGTAGCAGCCTTATTAGGTAATGTTATGACGGAGTCAGGATGCAATAGCAATAACCTGCAGAACAACGGAAATAGCAGATTAGGAATGTCAGACACGGATTTTACGGCAGCAGTTGACAGCGGACTGTATTCGAAGGCAAGATTTATTTCAGATAGCTTCGGATATGGACTTTGCCAATGGACAACGTCAGGAAGAAAGCAGCAGCTTTACGAATATGTAAAGGAGCAGAGAAATGGAAGTATCGGGAATGAATCACTGCAGTTAGAATTTTTGGTTTTAGAGTTACAAAATAACTATAAATCTGTATGGAATGTACTTTGCGGAGCAACTTCTATTCAGCAGGCTTCGGATGCAGTGCTAACAGGATTTGAACGTCCGAAAGACCAATCATCTGGTGTACAGGCTTATCGTGCTTCTCTAGGCCAGCAGATGTATAACGCTTTTGCAAATAAGTCGGTTACTCATCAATCACAGGATGGTCACGTACAGATTAATTATCAAGCTGGGCAGGGATATAAGATTTTAACGAATCTAAACGTTCGGAGCGGACCAGGAGAAAAATTCCCTGTCATTGATACATTAAACAAAGATAAAGTTGCTGATCAGTGGATTTTAAACCAAGCAACGAAAGCGGTTGGTAATCAGATTTGGATGTACTTTGGCATGTTAAACGGAAAAGAGCAGTGGGTTTGTGCTGACACAGGGGAAAGCTGTTATGTAGCATAAATATAAAAGACTGATATGTATTTTACATATTAGTCTTTTTTTATTATCTAAAAGTAATATAATATTAATAAAAAATAGAATGGAAAAAAGTTATGGAAAAAACAATAAGTATATATCATTATACATCACCAGAAGGCCTTTTAGGGATTTTGAATAAAGGAAAACCTCAAATATGGTTTTCAAGATATGATCTTCTCAATGATAAGGAAGAAGGAACAGCCTTTCCGGCTAAAACCAATAATATAAATGATCTTTTTGTATCTAGTTTTTCAAAGAATGGGGATTCTTTACCGATGTGGAATTATTATTCAAAAAATGGAAAATACTTAGGATATAATATTGAATTAAAAGTTAGTGAAATTAAAGATGATATTCAACTTAAATTTGGCGAAGAAAACTCTCCTTTCAAGGAAGAATTAGTAGCTAGTATAATTGCAAAGCTTTTTGTAGACTATAAAACCTCTAAATCAGATACCCAAGAACTTTCAAGATTTATAGAAGATAATCAGTCATTCAATTACGATAAAGATTTGTTTCTGCAAGGTAAATACATTAAAAATAACTGGATTGAATTTGTTAAAAAACTATGTTCTTTAGCATTTAAAAATGAGAGTTTTTTCCATGAAGAAGAAGTTAGGTATGCGTTCAAGGAAGAAGATTTGAAAAAGGTATATTTTATTAATAAGAATAAAAATGGTAAAAAATATCGAATTGTAAATGGAATAATTATTCCATACTATGAAATAGAAATAAAACCAGAATACGTAAAATCAATTACAATGGCACCACTTATACAAGAACGAGACAGTTCAGGATTAAGAGATTACTTGGATAGCTATGGATATAATGATGTTGAAATTAAAATGTCTGATATAAAAATTAGATATTAAAAAATAATTGCTCATGTCGTGAATTGCGGAGAAGTACTAAAGTAGGGAGCAAAGCAGTTGATAATTTTCATTGAGTATAGTCTTTTAATTAAAAATCCGCTATATGAGAGACTAATCATTATGGAAAAAAAATAAAAATTGATAAAATCATGTGAAATATACTTGCTTATTATCTTTGACTGTGTATATTAAAAATATAATTCATGGTAATTATTTGAAATTCAACAATAATAATAAAAAAAGAAATGTTAGACTATAAAAGATGATTATATATCATAATATATTGATGATGGCAGATTAGAAGCTAAGCTATTCAAAGTTTGATAAATAAAAAATATTTAAAATGAAAATGTGAATTTAAGTAGAATTATGTTATACTGTATAATATATTAAAAAAAGTTTCCGATATATAAATATAAGTAAACATAAGTATGAGGATTTAAAAAATTGTTTTATACAGTTCCTTATTATTATATTTATATATAATGGTGCCATAATAAATATGTTTAGTAGGAGGGTAATATGTATATTTATATTGGGATTGAGGATGTGGCAGCTAATGCGCTAATCGAATTACTCAGTATTTCTAACAACAAAAGAGAAGTTTCCTTTAGAAGATTGAATGCATATGGTAATAGTGTAATTAAAATGTTGAACAAAAAAGATGAACAGGCACTTCTGATAATGTCTAATGAGAAGACGAGAGAGTTTTTTCATGATTATTCAGACTATTTTGTAGTAGCTAAAGTCGAAGAGTTGGAAGGAATAAAACTTAAAGATGATGTGACACTAGAGAATTTGTGGATGAGATTTAGAACATATTTGTCAGCTGATGTACTGAAGGCTTTTATGAATGAAGAATCAATTAAAACATTGGAGGTACAAGTTGGCTAA